ACCCTCACAAACTGAAGTAGGTGCTTTTGCTCCGACTGGGAATCCGTAGATAGCAACTCCCACTAATTTATTACTATTTCCAAATACATCTTTTTCATCATTGTGATAGTAGATACCCAATGAATAACGACAGGAAGTCCAGGCGTGTGTATAATGCTTTTTGATAATCATATCTTTAGCAATAGATTTAGCTATTGGTGCTACACTAACCCTACTAGCATCTACATAATGTTTACCATCTTCTTTCATCTAAATTGTTCAAATTTACCAACGAGTAAATGAGTCCAAGTTTCATTCCGTATTATTCTTCGAATATTAGCTGAGGAAACACCGTTATTTCTAGCTAACACTTTTATATTCCGATGCCCAATATTCCACAACCACCTAATGTATTTAACCTGCTCTTCTGTTAATTTATGAGCAGGGTGAGATTCACCACGAAGTACCATATTAATCTGTTAAGTACTTAGATACATTTGGTTTAAAGTAATTAGGCCCTTTCATTATCTTACCATCTTCTCTATAAATGGGTTTACCATCCTCACCTAATTTACTCATATTAGAACGATGTACTTCATTAAAAACATCTGTTATTATATGCTGCATTCCATGTGATACTATAGAACCAAATATGATATAAAGTTGGTCTGTTAGTGCATCTGCTATTTCTACTAAATCACCGTTTTTACAAGCATCATAATATTCTTCAAGTTCTTCTTTCCCCAATTTATATCTCAACTCATAATCTGCTTCTGAGATTAAGTTTGGTGTTTGATTAATGGTAGAATTATATACGGTTTGAAACTCTTCTAATTGATTTAATTGTTCTTTCATAACTACTAATATACTAAATTATTTTCTATTTTACAAATTTATTGTGCAGCTTGGATAAGTGTTTCTTTTGTTTGAATACCAACAAACCTTCTTACTTCACTATTACCATTCATTAATAGGATGGTAGGAACACTTCTAATACCATAATTACTTGCCATTTCATAGTTTGTATCTACATCAATTTTTTCAACTGGAATTGTAGATGATACTTCATTCATAATTGGTGATTGAGTTTTACATGGATTACACCAAGCTCCATAAAAATACAAATATCTCATTTTTTACCCTTTGTTAAACAATTTAAACATATATTATACAATGATAACGCTAACGGTATAGTATTACCACAATGTATACATTTATTAGTACTCTCTTTATTTACTTTATCCATCGCAGCTAAGGCAGTTTGGATCAGTTGCTTTTGTTGCGATGTCTCCCCTAAGAACACTTTCAGTTCTCATATAGTATAAAGTTTTTATACCTTGCTTCCATGCCTCTAAATGAACTGAATTTATCCATTTTGGTGTTGCTTCCAATGGAAATGCTAGATTAAGTGATACTGACTGGTCAATATATTGTTGTCTTACACCAGCCTGTCTTACTAATTCAAGTTGGTTGATTTCTTTAAATGTTTTGAATACATCCTTTACTTTATCAAATTCTTTATTTTCAAAATCATTGATATCATTTCTTAAATCATAAAGTTTACCATCACAATATGCCCAATTATCCAATTCATCAATTCCTTGAATTGAACCACCATCGGCTAATATTTTATCCCAAGTTTCTTTAGTATTGATACCCACTTTTCTAAGTACCCTTTCTAATTCTTTATTCTTGCGAATGAAAGTTCCCTTTGCCGTTTGTTCAGTAAATACATTAGCCGCCCACGGTTCAATACCAGGAGAAACATTACCACTTAATTTTGAATTTGATACGGTTGGGGCAATTGCTCTAAGATGGGTATTTCTCATACCAGTACCTACACACCATAAAGGTTCACCATATTGTAATGCTAAATCTCTAGATGCCCTCTCAGATTCAATCTTTATTTGAGAAAAAATCTTTCTGGTTTCAAACTGAGCTGCTAGAGAATCGAATGGGATACCATTTTGTTGTAAATATGTATGCCATCCCAATACTCCCAATCCTAATGCTCTACCCCTTTCAGCTGAACGAACTGAGTTCTCAAAACCTCTCATATTTTTGGCTCTCTGAATAAATTCTTCCAACACACCATCCAAAAACCAAATTGAAGTATAAACTAAATCAGTATCTTTCCACTCGTGATATTTAGATAAATTCAAAGATGAAAGGCAACATACAAATGAATGGGATTCATCGGTGTGAAGTGTGATTTCACTACAAATATTAGTCATATAAACTTTAAGAGAATTTTGTTTATATGCCTCTGGGTTTTGTTTATTAACATTACCCTTATACATAATATACGGTTCACCTGTAGCCTTTCTCTTTTGAAGTACCTTACCCCATCTACGTCTAGCTTCAGCATCACCATCCTCTAATTTTCTCATAAACTTATCACCAACTACCACACATTGATGTAAGTTCAAACACTGTCGGTTTACATCACCCTTTGGTTCTCTAATTTCAATCCACTCATCAAAATCATCATGTTCTATATTCAAATTAACGGATGCAGCCCCCCTGCGAACACTACCTTGATTTGTTGCTAGAATAGTAGAATCATAAATCTTAGCAAATGGAACAACACCATCTGATGTTCCGTTTTGGTTAATTACACTACCCGCTGGTCTAATCATATTTATACCAATTCCTACTCCACCACCATGCTTAGCAAGTAACATCATTTCAAGATTTTTTTGACCAATTTCTTGAATAGAATCACCTACATCAATTCCGAAACAACTTATAGGTAAACCTCTATCAGTACCCGTGTTAGATAATACAGGTGTTGCTAAATTAAGCCACCCTCTCCATATATAATCAAAAAATTTTGATGCCAATTGTGGTTTCTGTAATCTTCTAGCAACCGAAGTAGCTACTCTCCAATATGCATCTTTCGGCGTTTCACCATCTAAGAGATATCCCTTACTAATCGTTTTCACATAAATTTCTGTGTTACCCCACTCGGGATAATCAACACCAACTTCCCAACCTAATTCTTCTCCGTAATTCTTCATACTCATTACCAAATATCGTTAAAATCTTCACCCTCACCAGCCTTAGAATAATCAGTGGGTCTTATAGCGAAAAAATCAGTGTGTGTCGTACCACCCGTCAAATTGTAAAACCAATCTAATTCATCAGCTGATTTAGCGTTAAAGTTAAACAAAGGTTCATACCCCAATTCTTTTAACTTTTCATTTGCTCTCTTTCTGATAAAATTCTTCAAATCAGATGCTTTTAGATTCTCTAAATCACCCATCTCAAACATTTTATCAATGAACTTTTCTTCCATCTCAACAATGAGTTTTGCAGCTTCTTCAACGGAATCTCTAGCGGAATCTTTTAATTCTGGATATTCATTACACATATGATTGAATAAATAGCACCCCATCTTTGAATGAAGTGATTCATCTCTTACACTCCATTTCATCTGCTGGCCAATTCCTTTCAATAGATTTCTCATTTGAAAGGAATATAGCACAGCAAAGGAACTATATAATGATACACCTTCTGCGAATGCGCTGAATATAGCTAACGATTTTGCCACTTCCTTCCTCGCATCTGGATTTGAAAATAAATCCTCACTTGTCCAATCTGCCGTTGTGGTGGTTAGATACTCAAACTTTTCTGCAATCGCAGGTTCGTGTAAGAATGCCTGAAAATCATCCAAACCTAAAGTTTCATTCAAATATGAATATGCAGCTGCGTGGATAGTTTCCTGTGAACCAAACATCATTGCCATTTGTCTGATTTCATGCTTAGGAAACCATCTAGTAACCATATTAGTCCAATAATCTGAAACTGCACATTCAGTTTGTGCAAATCCCAATAAAATGTTACCAACTAAATTTTTTTCTGATTTGTTTAGATTTTCATTCCAATCCTTTATATCACCCTGCATCGGAATTTCTGTGTGCAACCAAAAGGCCTGAGCCTGCTTTAACCAACCTTCGGTGAAATATATTGGATATTCAAATGGTTTAAAGGGTATTCGTTCTTTAAATAATCCCATTACATTCCTTATATTATTATGTTAAACTTTTGTTGTGGTGAATATAAATAGTAATTTAAACATTAATATCACCACGTAATTCATTATATTTTTGAAGTAAATTCTTTCTGACAATACTACCACCATTATTCATCTCACTCTGTGTTTTCTTACCATCAATACTATCATCAGAAAATATTTGGATTCTACCATTACTCATATTTGCTTTCGATGGGAATGTCATACCATCAGGCCCAAATCTATTTTTGATTACATGCCACCTTCCAGTTCCAGCTAATTTATCTTCAATTTTTCTACTCAATGAAACAACAAAGTCTGCTGTCATCAATTTAGAGAATGAACCTGCGATTTTTGTACCTGTAATAATATCATCATCAGCTCCACTTCTATTGATTTGAGATGCTGTGAATAATGGAGCTTCGTACTCACCCGCAACACCTCTGAGTGATTCTATAATCTCTTCTAATTCTTCATGTCGGTCTTTTCTACTATTACCTTTAATCAAATCAGCATAGTCGACAATAATTAAATCGGGTTTTTTACCCTGTAGAATAAGTTTATCTAAAGATGCCCTAATAGCATTTACAGATGCAGTTTTTGTAGGCCAATGTTTTATTATCAATTCACCCGGTAATTTATCAATATTAAGTCTAATATCTTCTACATTATATTTTAAGTTTGGAACTGCGATTCCCGTTAAAACAGCATCATATCTTTGACCTACATAACCTTCATTCAATTCCAAAGTATAGTGAACTACTGTTTTATTACAGTACAATGCAGATATACCAATGTTTATTAACCCCCAAGATTTTCCAATTCCAGGTGGTGCTGCGAGTATTATCAACTCACCTTTACCAAAGCCACCATCGACAATTTCATTAATGACATCCCAACCAGTTGGAATTACATCTCTAACAGCAGATTCATATCGTTCGGTGATATTTAATTTATACTCATGCCCAATATTAGTATCTTGGCCAGCTTTCATTGCAGAATCAATCTTAGATTTAATGATATCAAACTTACCATTTTCTAATAATTCAACTGATTCTAAAATTGCGTTTTTTACTTCTTGGTTTTTACAGAATTCTAATACCTTCTCTTTTACATAATCTAAATCATCAGATTCTAAATTATTCCAAACCTGTTTCAGATTATCTATAACAGAATGTCGTAATACATCACTCTCTAACCTATCTACTTCAGTCTTAAATACATCCAAAGTAGGTAAGCGGTTATATTTATCAAAGTGAGATAGAACTTGCTTTACAATCCATTCGTTTGCTTCTGAATCGAAATATTCAGGCTTTATGATATCATATACAGTTTGTAGGAATATTTTATCTGATAATAAAGAAGATATTATTTTAATCTGAAATGATGTTCCGAATCGCTGTCCAAATGTAGATACACTCATATAATTTTATTTTTACAAATATACAAACTAAGTATTAATTTACCAAAACTTATTTTTGATTTCTACTTTGTTTTGAGTATTTATCCAAATCACTCCAAGTGTTCATTAACCAAATTTCTACATTCTTAAAAGCTGTATATAATTTATCAATCATAAACTCTTTTTTGAACTGAAATGAATTTAGTCCATTTATCGGTGAGTTAATGATATTTCTTATGTTTGATTTTATAGAAGTACTAATATCAGGATTTGATAGTTGCATTAGATTGTAGTTAAGAGTTAATACATCTTTATTTTCTAAGATTTTGTTTTTAAGTTTCTCATCATCCATTCGATAGACCTTCTCTAACAAAGTATCTAATTCCAATGGTTCATTTTGTAAAAACTCTAACTTATTAACAATAGTTTTAGGGCCGATACCCTTAACACCTGGTATATTATCAGATGTATCACCATCGAAAGTACGATAAAATACTAAATTGTGTGCTGGAACTCCATACAACTCTTTCACATCATCCTTACCCATCAATTTCTTTTTGGTAGGTAGGTATACTGATATTCTATCATCTACTAATTGTAAAAAATCTTTATCCGATGATATAATTAAAACTTCCTTTTCAAAGATATGTTTAGCAGAATATGCAATTACATCATCAGCTTCAACATAATCAATATAACATAAATCAACAGGTAATAAATCTAAATACTTAATTAGTAAATTAAACTGTTTTCTCATAGATTCGGATTGGTCTTCCAAATCTTCATAACCAGCCAATCTATTTAGTTTGGTCAGTCCACTTCTACCATCTTTGTAACCACTGTACATTTTTTTTCTACGGTGTGAGCCACCCTTTCCATCAAACACTATTAAAACTCTAGTGGGCTTATGATTACGAATAAGAGCACCAAGGGATAACAGAAATCCTGTTACCCCTCCGACGTGCTCTCCATCATCATTTAGTGTTGGTACAGCTCCAAAAACGCGTATGAAGAGGTTGAGTCCATCAACAATCATAACCTTATCATTTACATTAAATGTAGATGATTTTTGGAGATTTTCCAACATTGCTTTGTAATTAGTCAATACTATCATCAAATTCAGTTGAATCAATATTAGCAGAACCTTCAGCTTCTTTGTATCCCAGAATATATGCATCACAAATCTGCTTATACATCTGCTCTTTCACCTCAGTTCTATCTTCCAATAGTTTTTCAAAATCTTTAGCTTGGAATTTTATTTCTTCACCTGTAGATTCATCAACCCAAGTATACCAAGCACCAGCTTGATTTACCAATTTGTATTGCTTCATCATCTGTAACCATGATCCATACTTATCAATACCCCTATCAAAGTAAATATCAAAATCTACTGAGCGAAGTGGTGGCCCCATTCTGTTTTTAATAACCTGAACTCTGGTTTTAATACCAACTACCTGATCAATACCACCAACTTTTGATTTAAGTTGCCCCATTTGTTTCATTCGAAGTCTACAACTTGCATGGAAACCTAATGCTTTACCACCCGATGTTGTATATTGGTCTCCAAAAGTGACACCCATTCTAACTCTAAGTTGGTTAGTAAATACAACCAAAATTCTCTCTCTACCAATAACATTGGTAATTTTACGCATAGCTTTTGAGATAATGATTGCTTTTTGAGTAGCATACCCCGCCTGATCGTAATCAGCTGATAGTTCTACTTTTGTAGTAGCAGCTGCTACTGAATCAACTACAATAGTTACTAACCTATCTTTATCTGATTTTCGAATAGATTCGATAATAGAATCCATTGCATCAAAGATATCTTCAACAGTTTCTAAAGGAACATAAAGTAATTTTTTAGTATCAACCCCCAAAGCTTCTAAAAACTCTTGGTTAATTGCATTTTCAGTATCAATATATACAGCCAAACCACCCTTTTTTTGAGTATTTGCTAATGTATGTGCCGATAACAGTGATTTCCCACTTGCTTCTAATCCAGTAAGTTCAACAATTCTACCAACAGGAAAACCACCATAAGGTCTATTTGAGATAGCTAAATCTAACATATCATCTCCGGTAGACACCCACTCAGTTAAATCGGTGGGTGTCTGCTCAGAACCATCTAAAAAATATGCTACTTTATGCTGTCCTTTAAACTTCTTATTAAGGTTTTCGGCTAGAATTGATGATAACTCATCTCTATGTGTTGCCATATACCTTAATTTTAGTTATTAAATAAATCATCAAATGCATCTTTCACATTAGCTACTGAAGGATTCTGCATTTGTACTTCATCACCAGGTAGTGGTGTATTATCACTAACTTCAAGATTAGTTGATTCATTAGGATTTTGTTCTTCTTCGGAATCAGAAGTTGTTCCAGTTTCTAACCAAGTTTCTAATAATGATTTCAATTCATCATATTCATACTTTTTGAACATAGATGGTAGTTCAACCTGGTCTTTAACCATTGCCAATACATTTCTATCTTCGGTAATTGGTGTTTGGTTAGGTTTAACTCTAATGTAGGTTTCAGGATAGTTCTTACCTAATTCCTTAGCTGTTTTAAATTCAACAGTAACATCCCTACCTGATACAGGATCTGTTAAATCTCCATAATCTGGGTCTGCAAAGAAGGCAAGTAGTTCTTGATATACAGTTTTACCAAATCCCCAAAACTTAACACCTTCAGATTCTTCACCCCTAACCAATACTGGGACATAGGTTCTCATAGTCGGTGTTAGCTTTTTTGATAGATTCCAATCGTTTCTATCACCTGTAGATTTTAATTGATTTGCGAACTCCAATAGAGGGTCTGCTTCACCAAATGTGTGAGGTGATAGAATGTTCTTACCACCAAAATCATAGTGGAAAAACAACTCAATAAAAGGATTAGATTTGTTGTGGATGTAAGGTACGATTCGTACTTGTTGTTTACCAGGTTTTGGCTTCCACAAATTGTCAGTCTTTTTTACTTTCGTCTGTAGACTGTCTAGACGGTTTCGGATTGCGTTTAAATCAATTCCCATAATTTTCCATTTTTTAATTATTAAACATTATGTAAATATACGAATTATTTTTCAATAATCCAAGCTATATTTCAATTTTTAGTCTCAACACAAATTTAAACCCAAGTGTTGATTTGGTTACAAATATACGAAAAAAATTTGGGATTTCCAAACCTTTCTCGTATTCTAATAAATATCAAACTTTTTTAATTAACATCAATTATTCTGAATAAATTGGTTTTCATAATTTTGAAACCATCACCATCAGTTAGAATCATAGAATTACGGTAGCTATTCCAATCTATTAGATATAATTTATCCATTTCACCATTATTCAAGTTTCGTATTAATCGGTTTAATGCGTTAATAGTGTATAGTGTGTTTGTTTCTTTTTTTCTATGAGCCATAATAGTATTTGGTAAAAATTCCATATTGGAATTTGGAATAATATTATAGCTTATCACCAACTCTTTGGATGGTTCTAATCTAAGTATGAATATCTTTCTACTGAATATTTCATAGGAACTGAATATAGTTTTAAGTAAACTTTCAAAAAGTTCTTCAGTTGTAAAACTACATAATAATTGTGTTCTCACCCATTAACTCCATATTATATTTCATCCACAATAGGTAACGAAGCTAAATCAACTGGTTCAATACCACTAAAATTAACTTTAGCTGCTAGCTTTTTCTTTTCACCTTCTTTAAATCCAAATGTCACAATATTCTTACCTGTCGGTCCTACTATATTTATAGTTGTTCCCTTCAATACCATATCTATATTAGAAACATCCAAATCCGGGTGTTTATCAATTATTACACTATTTCTATCTGTAGTTACTGCCATTAACATTTTAGTATCTTTATCTGTAAATCCTAATGCTTTTAATAAATTCTCAGAAAAACTAGCGGTTTTTGCATATGGTTTAAGAATTTTAAATGTTATTTCAGCCAATCTTGGATTTATTGGCTTTCTAGCAGCGTTTCTTTCTTCAAAATATTTTTTCTTAGATTTTTCATCTTTATCTTTTTTAGCTTGCTGATACAATTTATCAGCTGTTTTAGCATTATCGATGAGTTTTTGTAATCTGGAATCTCCAGCAATTGCGGCTTCAACTTCATTTGAAGCTTTATCTCCAGCTAAAATTAAAGCCATACCTTTTGGTGAACTATTAAACAAATTTACACTTTTAGTTGAATATAACTTTAAAGAGTATGCATCTAAAATCTTTTTACCTTCTTTCATAACTGCTACCATAATATCAGCTTTGAATTCTACACCACCTTGAAATGATAAATTATCTAAATAAGCTCCAATAATTAATGAATCTTGTTGAATAGTAGTTCCTATCAAATACTTTGTCATATCCTTACTACCTCTATCAATTATTGACCTAACTTCTTTGTAATTAGTTACTGCATTTTTTAAATCGTTATCCCATTTTTTTACAATACCATCTATTTCAGATTTTACTGGTTTATACTCAGCTGTAATTTCAACGCCAGCACTACCATCATTGTTGTAAAGATATTGACAAGTTAATGCTTCATTATAGTTACCTTTAATTGCTTCAACTGCACCTTCACTTAGTAATGATTTTAAGTTCATATACTCTATTCTATTTTCTGTTTTAAGTGCGGGAATCTTTATAATGGTTTTTTGACCTGGCATTAACTTATCTAACGCCTTTTTAAATAAAGTAGAAACATATCCCTTTACTTCAGTCCAAACTCTTTTTAATTTTTGTGTAATATTTTTTAAAATCTTTAATTCTTTTAACTTTTCTTTTTCGTAAGCAGTTAATGCATTTGATTCGATATCTTTCGCAATCAACTCATCTTTATCTTCTTCACCATCACCCTCTTCATCACCCTCTTCATCACCTTCTTCTTCAGCTAAATCAAGTGTTTGATATATATCACTATCATCATCTTCTTCTTCCCAATCGGGATGTAATTGTGCAGAAACTGCAGTTTGATTTTTACCTACATCAATACCTGATGATTTACCACCTAAATCAAAATTTGTAGGTGTACTTCTAACCATTTCTACAACATAATCAATAACATCTGAATCAAATCCGAAATCTTCTCTTAAAACTAATTTTAAACCTTTGATAGCTTCTTCAGATTTTGGATTAACCAATTTTGTATCTACTTCAGACCACCAAGCTGTGATTATTTCACTCAATAATTTTTTCATATCTAATCTACCTTAAATATCTATATGCGAAAGTTGAGAATATCTATCTCCCCACTCTACCTTTGTAGGGAAACCATTCCCTTCTATAAGTATCTTTAAATCTTTTAATACATTAATTTCATTAGGATGTATATCTAATAAATATGAGTCATATGTATATAACACCATTTTTGATTCCATACCCTCTAAGAAGTCCATTACTTTTGAAAGTATTTTCATATTCAATTCTGTTTCGGTTGCTTGTAGTAGATAATTGAATAGTTTATTAGAATTCATATCCATTAGATTCTTTTTATCTAATTTTCTACCCATTGGTGTAGTGATATATCC